CATTAGAAGAAGAAACCGAAACTACCCCCGATGAGTCGGAAGAATTAGAGTTAGATTCAGAAGACTCAGAAGATGTGCAGGATGAAGAAGAAGTAGACGAAGACTTGGATGAAGTAGAATCAGACGTGCAAATGTTTAAGGTACGTGCTGATGGTGAAGAACTAGATGTCTCACTTGACGAGTTGATCTCAGGATACTCACGCCAATCCTCATTTACTAAGAAATCTCAGTCACTTGCAGAAGATCGCAAGTCGTTTGAGTCTGAAATTGCAGAAGCAAGACAACTTCGATCACAAGCTATTGAAGCACTTGAATCCGCAAAAACTGCACAACCTCAACAAGCTCAAAAAGATTCCCAATACTGGCAAGATTTAAAGGACTCTGATCCAATGCAGTTTATGTTGGAGCGTGATGAGTTGCGTGAAGCTCAGATGCAGGATCAAATGCGTGAACAACAGATTAGTCAGTTGAAAGCGCAGGAGAATGCAGAGCAACAAGCAAACTTGGAAAAATACATTTCATCACAGAGGGACAATCTTAGTACATTGATTCCTGAGTGGTCGGATGAAAAAGTCGCAAAATCTGAGAGAAAAGCAATCGTAGAGTACGGAAAAAACATAGGATTCACAGACCAAGAACTAAATGAAGCCTATGACAGCAGAGCAGTCGCAACTATGCGGAAAGCAATGCTTTATGATCGTTTAACTCAGAAAAGAGGGACTTTGAAACCAAGTCATCGTTCAAGTATGAAAGCAGGTTCACAGTCAATAAATCCCAGTAGTACGAAATCTCGGAAAGCATCGGCTAGATTACAAAAATCGGGAAGTGTGGATGACGCACAAGCGGTTTTTTATAACATGATTCGTTCATAATTTTTAAAAAGGAAAAACATAATGGCTATTATAGCAAACACGCATGAGACATATCAGGCTGTTGGACGCAGGGAAGATTTGAGCAATACAATTTATAATATTGCCCCTTCTGACACCCCTTTTATGTCAATGATAGGAAAAGCTAAAGCAACAAACACTTTAGCAGAATGGCAAGTCGATTCGCTCGATGCCGCCGCCGCCAATGCACAGAAAGAAGGAGATGATTTTGCTTTCGATGCTGTTACTGCAACAGAGCGTTTGGGGAACTACACTCAAATCTCTCGTAAGACAGTAATCGTTTCTGGTTCACAGCAAGCAGGTAAGAACGCAGGTCGTGACTCAGAAATGGCATACCAACTTGCCAAGTCTTCAAAGGCACTCAAGAAAGACATGGAGTTAGCTTTAACAGGTAAAGTAGCAAAAGCCGCTGGTTCTTCCGGTACTGCTCGTACTCTTGGTGGAATGGAAACATGGTTGAAGACAAATGTCAGTCGTGGTGCTGGATCACCTGCTGGTTCTGGAGCAGGTGGAGGAGCCGCACCTGTTGACGCAGGAACAAAACGTGCCTTAACAGAAGCACTCTTGAAGACTGTGATTCAATCCTGTTATTCTTCAGGTGGCGATCCAAGTGTAGTAATGGTTGGCCCTGTGAATAAGGGGAAAATCAGCGCATTTGAAGGTCGAGAAAGCGCAAGACAGATGATTGCGAAAGACGCAATTCAAGGTGCGGCCCATCTGTATAGTTCTGACTTTGGTGAACTTAAAATTATCCCAAGTCGTCTATCCAGAGAGCAATCTTGTTTCGTTCTTGATCCTGAGTATTGGAAGGTTGCGTACTACCGTGACTTCAAACAAGAGGAAGTTGCCAAGACTGGCGATGCAATTAAACGTGCGCTTTTAGTTGAGTACACTTTGATTGCCGCTAATGAAAAGGCATCTGGAATTGTTGCCGATTGCACGATCACATAATCATGCAATCACCGTCTAAAAAACGGTTGTTAAGTCAGTCGGAGGGGAAGAAAGAAGTCTTCTCCTTCGACCAACATGACAACACTGTGACAATCGAACATCAAGAGGATGTTGAACCTCTTATTAAAGTTGCAAAAGATATGTCTGAAATCCAACCATCAAAGGATTTACGACATACAGCAGTTATTCCGCAATTTGTCCTTGACCAGAGTTTACGTGAGAAATGGACAAATAAGGATTGGAAGAAATGGGCAAATGATTCACATAATGCTATGTTCCGTACATGGAAGGGAAGACTCTAAATGGCATTAAGTAATTACACAGAATTACAAGCATCAATAGCAGACTTTTTAAACAGGTCGGATCTAAGTTCTGTGATCCCTGACTTCATCACGATGTGTGAAGCAGAGTTTAACAGGACTCTTAGAATCCGTGATATGGTAAAAAGGAGTCGCGCTCCAATTACGTCACAGTATGTGAAGTTACCATCGGACTTTATGGGGATGAAAAATATTGATCTTTTGACTGATCCAATGATTCCCTTGACATATAAAAATCTCAGTGAACTTGATGCAGTTCGGAGTCGAGATTCAACTGGAAAACCACTTTATTATTCTATCGTTCAGGATAATATCGAGTTTGCACCAGTTCCAGATGATGAATATACGATTGAGGTTGTGTATTACAGTAAGATTCCAACACTTTCTGCAAACTCAACGAACTGGCTATTAACTGCTCATCCAGATGCCTACCTTTACGGTTCGTTAATGCATTCTGCACCATACCTTCAAGCTGATGAGAGGATTGGTGTCTGGGTAGGAAAATACCAGCAAGTCATTCAGCAAATTATTGAACAGGACGAGAAAATTAGATTTTCTGGCTCAACTCCATCTATATCATTTACACCATTCGGATAAAACATTATGGCAGGATTAACGGATTACTTAGAAGATAAAATATGGAACCACGTTTTCGGTTCCACCACATTTACTCGGCCCACCAACTGGTATGTCGGGCTACTGACAGCAACACCAGCAGATGCATCCGGTTCTGCAGGAACTGAGGTTTCTGGAGGTTCGTATGCTCGTCAGGTTTGTGCATTCACAGTTACTGGCACAGGAACGGCCCTTGCCACGAATACAAGTGCTATCACCTTCCCAACAGCAACAACTGATTGGGGGACGGTCGGTTGGGTCGGCATTTATGATGCTGTTTCTTCAGGAAACTTAGTGGCATTCCAAAATCTGCAACAGTCAGATTTCTCAACATCGACCACAAAGGTTATAAACGATGGTGACATCTTTAAATTTAATTCTTCCACGATCAAGATAACTCTCGACTGATGGATACAGGACTAGGTTTTGGCGGAGCAAACTACGGTCAAGGAACGCATGGTAAAGGTGTCATGCAGTCTTTTGCGGATACTGATGCTACTACCTCAGTCTCGTCCTTTGGAGTAGCAATCTGGGAAGCAAATCAATCTCAGATTAATGCAACCGCATCACTTACAGATTTCGGTGGTTTATCAAAAGGTGGAACGGCATTAATATCCGCTTCAACAATTATGCAGGATCGTCCAGTTTTTCAATGGGCAGGATTTGGAAGTGATTCACCTTCAATAGAAGTTTTAACGTATGGTTATATTTCGTGGGACGGACAAAATGTATCAGACACAACATGGACACCTTTTCAGGTAGATTAGTATGGCAGACACCAGTAATTTTACGATAGAAATTCCAACAGCAGGAGGAAACCGTAATTCGTGGGGAGGAATCCTCAATGTTGCAATCCAGAAAATTGATGAGTTGATGGCACTAGCAATGCCAATTGGTACGATTCAGATGTACACCAAAGCAGATGGTACTGCTCCAACAGCAACCACAAATGGAGGGACATGGTTAGTCTGCGATGGAGGTTCCCTAGCAAGATTAGGTGACTATGCGGAACTTTTTGCTTTGATCGGCACGACTTATGGAGTAGGTAGTTCTTCAAATTCATCCACATTTTCCCTTCCAGATTTACGAGCAAGAGTTCCTGTTGGTTATAATGCGTCCGTCATTGATAATGGTTCTGTTAATGTAAGGTCTGCGAGAGCAATTTCGACAACTACAGGAGGTACAGAAACACACCTTCTCGTTGATGCAGAGATTCCTAAACACACTCATCCAATTACTGATGCAGGACACGATCACGATACAACTGAAACAGCACATACTCACACAGGAGAAACCGCAGATGCATCAACAAGTATTACGATAGCAGATCATACTCATAAAACTTTTGGATCAGATGGTTATGTTGTAGACCCGTGGCACAACAGTCCAGCCAACACTATTTCTGCTGGTTCCGGTATTGATGGTGACCATTATGGTACGTTCAAAACAGGGACACAACTTGTTACAGGGCCGGGTGCAACTCCAATAACTGATCCTAGTCATAAACACTCAATCGGAGAGGGAGACTTAGGAACTACATCAACTGATTTAACGATTGATCTCGATACAACTGGCATCACTGTCAATGAGCAAGGTACTGGAGATACAGCACACAACATAATGCAACCGTACTTAGTTGTTCAGTACATTATTTTAGCAAAACATCCAACCTTCTAGGAACTTATGAGTACGTTTACATACATAGTTAAGGTCGCATCTAGTAAGTTCACAATCGACGGTGGCCCTGCACCGAAACTCACATTTCGGGACGGAGACACT